TGATCTTTTTCTTCTTTCCAGAGGATTCCGATATACCCAAACTCCGGCTTAATAGATTTCAGTTTGGTTTCATCGTCCAGACCACGGAAGTATATTGTCTGTCCAGTCTTAATATACTTGATCTCAAGTGGTGACACCTTGCATTCAAATTCTTCCATCAATCCCAGTTCATTGATAGCCCATTTCATGTTAGCATATACAGAATCTTTCAGAGTACCAGCCACCTGTCTTGTAATGCAGGCATGCATCTGAGGGTTATTCTTGATAAGTTCAACAATCTTAAAAGCTACAAATGAAGATTTCAGACCGCCTCGGCCGCCCTCGAATACATATTCGATGTTAGGCTTAATCTGTCGATTAATGTCCACGAATGCCTTACCGAGTACTCTGGCAGGAAGCTCATATTCGCTTTCGTCTGATTTTGAAACAGCTACCAACTGTTCCCATTTGTCCACTGCCTGCATATTTCCTTTGATAGCTTTTGCGTATATAGATGCTGCTACAACAGCGTTGTTGTTTGCGTCCTCGTCGGATATTCCCATTTTTGCGAGCTTTGCTCGAGTATTGTCGGGTGCTGGATTGTCAGCTATCATTTTCGCAAGTTCAGAGAGGGTTTTTTTCCTGCGGCGAGCCTGTCCGGAGGCGATTCCGCCTTTTTTCCCATTTGCTCTAGCTTCGCTCTTGCTTTGCATACTACCGGGTCTTAAGTTTTTTTCATTTGCCATTTACTATTCATTTCCCTCTACCTCTCTGATTAATTTTGCTTTATTTCCTGTGAATTTTTCCCATCTGTCCACTATCACGTCGCAATAAGCTGGATCGTATTCCATCATCCTGCATCTGCGGTCCATTTGCTCGCAGGCAATTAATGTGGAACCTGAGCCTCCAAATAGATCAAGAACAATATCTCCACGCTCTGTTGTGTTCCTTATTGCAAATTCTGACAACTTTATTGGCTTTTGCGTAGGATGAACGTATTCAGAAGAAGAATCTTTTTTTATAGTCCATACGGAACCGATTCTTTTTCCAGTTATTTCCCTGCCATTATTTGCACATAGTATAACTTCGTAGTCAGTGCTGAAAGTATGTTTTAAGTCACCAATTCCGCCTCCGCCTTTGTTCCAAATAATCATGTTCGTTAGATCATGATATTTTTTAAATAGCGGTATCCATTTATCAAGAACTTTCCACGTCGTGCATATAAATACAAAACCATTGCATACAAGCTGTATACTCGGAAAAAAGTCTAATATTTTATCATCGTTTTCAATGACGTCGAACTTCTTGCTTTTTTTTCTTAAGTTACTTTGGTATTCATATCCGTAAGGTGGATCAGTGAAGCACATATCAGCCTTTTCTTCATGCATTAATTTCTCAATATCTGTGATACATGTGCTATCTCCGCATAAAAGCAGATGCTCCCCCAGCTTCCACATATCGCCTTTTTGAGTAAAAGGGTTCTCTGGAACGGCTCCTTGGTATTCATCTTCTTCAGCTTCTAATTCTTCTGATTCGAGTTCAAATCCAAAATCAGTCATATCAATATCGAATATTCCTTCAATTTCGCTGTCCAGTAAATCTAAATCCCATTCTGCCTTTTCAGATACTTTATTGTCAGCTAAACGAAAAGCTTTTATCTGTTCGTCTGTCAAATCATCGGCAATAATACATGGTACGCTTTTAAATCCAATTTTTTTTGCTGCTTTGTATCGGGTATGCCCAGCGACAATTATGTTGTTCTTATCAATAACAATCGGAACTTTAAAGCCAAATTGCTTTATACTTTCAGCGACGTAAGGAACTGCATCATCATTTTTTCTCGGGTTCTTTTCATACGGCTTTATGTCTTTTAATTTAATTTCTTGAACATTCATATTGAATTCACCTCCAACTGGCTATAAAATCCCATAGTAACACTTCTGAGTATATTCTATCACAGGTCAGTAGAAAAGTTGTGGTACATGTTTGAGGAATTTTGCGTTAAAAAAGAGCCGGTAAATACCGACTCTCTAATTTTATTCATTGCTTTGTAATTTTCTGATCGTCTCGCCCTGATCTCCCGGACGCCCCATGAAACATTCCGGGCAATGTTCGTAAAATGCACATCTGATGCAGTCATGTGGACTGATTGAGCTGCAATATTGATGTAGTACTGTGAATGCTGATATAGCGAGCTGTGGGGTTGTTTCTGGTGTAGGGTTGTTATTCATTCTTCATTTCCTCCAACTGTTTTACTGCTTTTCTATAATCCCTATTCGCAGACCGGAACATCATCAAGAGTATTTCAGATACAGGCCTTGTCCGATTTCTTCGCTTTGCTTTTTTGATGCATGTAAGATCATTTGCTTCTGGTACATATATTCCTACATAATGTGGAATTTCAAGGGATACCGCAGCGCATACATCTGTCGGCATAACTAGGTAGTTATAATCGCCAACAAAATTCAGCCCATGACCAGAGCGAAAATCTTCAGCTGATGATTTAACCTCATAACAATAGCAGTCACCTTTTTCTATCCCGGACACGCTATTATTCACCGGCACGAACCGCATATAATCCACCCTTACCGCATGATCTGTCGAATAATCGAATGTCACTTCCTTAGCCCAATAAATACGTGGATCATTGTGAGGATTGATTTTTTTTTCGATCATTGCTGATAGTTTTGCTGTAATCTCAGGTCTTGTCATTTTGAATATCCTCCAACTTCTTCTCAGCTTCTTCACGATTGAGGAATACCAAAACATTTAACTCTCCAAGACACTCGTCCTCATTTGCCCATAAAAACCATTTAGCGCCTTTGTCATATTCAAGTCCGCTTACCACATTTTCCCGAATGTCCATTCCGCATATATCCCATACAGTTGTGCCGATAGGACACGGCAATCTCACAAGCAAGCCTTGTTCTTCTAAGTCTTCATAATCAGCAAGCTTTTCAATTGCAGGATATAAATACTCTCCGCTTAATACTTTAACAAGAGGTATTTTATCCTCAGATTCAAATACTTTTATCCCTGCAATCCCTTTCTTTTCATCATTTGGAACATATCTTTCTGTTAATCTCTCCATCTACTTCACCTCTTGAAATCTTCTCATAAAATGAGCTTTCCATGATTCGTCTACTTCCACAAAATTTTCTTTTTCATATTCCTTGATCATGTTTTCAAGTTTTAAAATTTCATCTTTAAAAAAATCGTTATGTCGTTCTAAAAACTTGTCTTTTTTAAATTTTCTGCAATACTGCTCATGCGACCTTGCCTTGGTTTTCATGGTATATTCACATATTCCTGTAGTAGATGCTAACTTCAAAACTTCTTTCGCATATTCGTAATTGTCTTTATCTACCCCTCTTGGCAAAGCCCATCCCATAAAAGAATCGCATTCACAACACTTTACTTTCTTGCTCATCTGCTCTACCTCTCATACAATCTCATCAATGCACTGATTTCGACCATCGACCATCCCGCGCTGATAATCCGTCATATCATTCTCGGTAGTACTTTTCTCCGGCAGTGGCTTCAATGGACACCAATCTGGTCTTGATTCACTTTCGTAATCATAATGCTCTTCTGTTATAAGCCTCATGTCACTGTCTAAGCACTCAGCTAACTCACAACACCCCTCATATTCAGAATCGCCGCAGTATTCAGTTCCGAACGGGCAATCGTAACAGTTTTTCGGTGTATCCGTCACTAATGCTGATTTTCTCATTTTTCTCTTTCCTCTTTTCTATAAGAATGCTCCATACTGTGCAGGATTGATAATATCTTCCTTCTCTCTGGTAGCATCTGCGTATCCGAGCCTTCCATTCTTTCTATTTTCTTCTTTTGTAAACATGGTTGAAATGTCTTTGCCTTTATTCATCTGATTCCTCCTGTATCTTAGAAAGTGGTTCAAATCTTCTTTTCTGCTTTACATTTGGATATTTCTTTCTGTCCACATCACTCGTAAACATAGTCAACGGTCTGCACCATGTTACAAATGGGTATGCAAAGCACTTGTAGATCACCATGATTTCATCAGATTCTGTATGTACTGCGATATCGGTGACAATATAGATTCTTCCTTTGAAGTGTTTATATCTTCTTCCGACCATGCTATCTTTTAGCTTCCCTAATGTCCCAACTGATACATTGCTCATTCAGCTCCACCGCCTTCCACGATTTTAACAGCATAGTCTATAGCTCTATTCCATTCCAAGTCCTCATCATTGGAAACAACACGAAATCTGTCCATAAGCGATTCCGTAACTTTTTCCGCATCAAAAGCTGTTGGCTGCTCGTCAATCTTTTCAAGGATCTCTAAATCATCAGAATATGCACAATGTATCGCATGTTTCAATTTATCTGCATCAATTAATCTGCCCATCTTTCATCCTCCCACACTCCCAACAACCGCATCCTCTCATACAGTACAGCGACGGTCTTGCGTCTGTATCCGTAGAAGTCTTTTGGATTCATCGGGATATATTTTTCTTTACTGATTTTCCTGTAACTTTTCCGGTGCAGGATATTCTCAATAACCATATCCGCTATCACCGTGTTTTTCGGGCAAGCTGACAAGGCAGCACCAGAAAGCAGGTATCCGTACTCTGCCGGGAAGTCTTTCAGCATCGTATTCAGTTTTTCAATGTCCTCTGCCGGAATGCCGTAATCTTTCAGCTTTTTGTTCCTTGTCAGCATACCGTTCTCCTTTCTAATCGTCTGGGTGGTGTTTATCGTACATGATCGCTACACATACAAGACCAGCCACTCCGACTATGATTCCACGTGTAAGTCCTAATAAGAATGTAATCATGGCTCGTCCTCCTTATATGGTTCTGGAAGTGACCTCCATGCCACAACTTTTTCATATGATTTCAAATCAATCCACACTAATTCGCCATAATAATTATTGTTAATAGAGAACCACTCACTTCGGCAATAGTATTTATTTAAAATTTCATTATAAATATATGCCATATAGTAATCGGATTCTTCCGGCAATCTCTCGCTGACTGGAATCCATCCGTTTGCTTTCTCACCATCTATATTTTCGATAAAATCCATGAGCTTAAGCCCGAACTCATATGCAGTTCCCTCGAAAGGTCTTCCGTAAGGATTTATTGTCTTTTTTATGTAATCGTATATTTTGCGTTTATCGCTCATACTTCCACCTCGCTATCCTCTGGCATCTGGAACGTCATTCCATTTTTGAGCATTTCTCCAAGTTCTCCCGCATGTGCTTTGTTTTCTTCCGTTTTTGGCTTCATACTTAATACCCTACATACTTCTGGAATTACATATTTTGTGTATTCCGAATCTCCATAGGCTTCCTGAATCATATCCAGTACCTTAATAACCTTTTCTCTACTAGAATAATTGCCGATAAAATACAAACTATCAATAAATATCGCGAAGCATTTTCCTCTTTCGCAAATACCAATAGTTTTTACAGAATCAATGTTCAATAACTGCTCTTTATCCTGACTTCTGATTAACATTTTGTGTCCTCCTTGTCTTTCTCACAGAATCCTCTGTGCTCATGCACTGAATACTCGATTCCACAACTCCATTTCATGTATGTGAGTTTTTCTCCTGTCAATTCACATTTGTGTTTTCTTGCGTTCAGATACTTACAGGTTCCGTCACAGTAGCTCATTTCTCCTCCTTATTTTCTCATATAATTCAAAATATTCTTCCAATGTTTCTGGCAGTTTGACACAATCTGGCTCATAAGGCTTAGGATATACCGTATGTCCGCACTTCGGGCATTTGATTTCCGGCGGATAGTATTCTACCCATTCCATGTTTCCACCACATTTTCTGCAACGAATGTATCTCTCTATTTTCTTTGGTTTCGTTTTGAAAAATGAAGTGTAATTATTATTTTTCATTCTATCCTCCTAACATCTGACAATCTCAATATTGTTATCACTGTAAAATCTGTATGAATCATCTCTGACTTTCTTAACTTCACGTATGATAACTTCCTTCGCTTTACTGACAGCTTCCTCGAAATCCTCTGTTCCGAGATTGTGGTTGTAAATATCCAATGCGCTACAGTTGAGAAACAGTACATTTCCGTAACCGACGTATTTGTGGATAACGATTACTAAAGAATTGTATTTCAAAGCGAAAACGCTTCCGGTTTTGGGCTCTTCGTTATACTTAGCGTTACTTTTGAATTTCATTTTGCGTCCTCACTTTCCCCGTTTTCGTATTATAACCCGGCTTTTTCCAACAATTTACCTATATCGGAAATTTTCGTCTTCTGGTTGTACTCGAAAGAAATTTCGCCGTTTTTGTCGTTCTTGAACATTATCCTGCTTGTTACCGTGCAAGTATTACCAGAAAATTCTATACTTCGAAATCTGGTTGAATAGCTTGTGTATTTTGAAAATGCCTTCAAAACTTTCTGATACGTTTTATACTGCACACCTTCAAGAATTTCGTACCCCAGTTTTTCCTTGTTAATGACCGAAAAAGTTTCGTTATAATAATTGCACAACTTTTTAGAGCCTATTTCCCGGATAACGACGCAATCACTTTTTACCTCATGCACGAAACCGACCATAAATTCATTCGGGAAAATAGTAGTATTCGCCATAACTAGATCACCGGCTTTTAATTCATGCGTGTTAAATATAAACGGTCGAATATAATCTTCTTTCTTTGCCGTACAAGAAGTCAGTCCCGGTATGATCCTTGAAATAATAATCATCAAAATGCGTTCTTTATCTCTCATTTTTCTTATTCCCTTTCCACATGTAAACAACTGACACGCTATTGTGCAGTTAGTACATGATTTTATACTCCCATCTTCTTAACCAGATTCTTATTCATCTCGTCAAATCTTACATCTGTGTTCTCTTCAATGTCCTGCATCATGCTCAGAACGCTCATTTTTCCCTCATTTGCCATTTCAACGTACTTATTGGCAGTTCTTATCACATCAAGCAAACGCTTCGTGGAAAAGCCATATAAACGTCTCAGAGCCATCATGGTAGTGACAGTGTTGATCGTGTTGCTCCAATCTTCACCAACAGTGAATCCATCCTCGTAGGCTTGCTGCTCTACGTCTTTTATCTGTCTATAACAGATCTGCATTGAACGCCCGAACGCCTGAGCTGCCTGATTAGAAGTCTGAACAGGAAATCTGGTCTTTTTCTTGACTTTTAACTTGCTACTCATTTTTCCTTCACCTTTCTGAACTTATATCCTGTCACTCGATACGCTCGTGGCGTACCGGGGTTGTCCGTCTCAAGTAAGCCACCTTCCAGTAATTCGCCTCCATGCCTCTGCACCGCTCCTCGCTTCATGGCTATGCCACAGCCATGCACATCATTTCAGAACCTTTCGTAGCAATTCCTTCGCACTTCCTCGCCAAGCCATGCCATTGCTGTGTTTATACGACATTCTTTTCCGTGCTTCTTATATTTTACATTTCCCTGTTGACACATCTTCCGCCCATTTATAGAGTGCTAAAGACAGATACCTTGCCAAACTGTCTGGATAGATTTCATATAAATCCTCGATTTTTTTATGTAATGCATCAAAATATTCATCATCATTTTTTACATCGTAAAATTCTTTTATTGTCTTCCAAAACTCTGGACTACTGCATTGCCTTTAACTCATCTTTAATTCTTGTAATTATCTGCTTAACCATCTTCTCTCCTCTATCCCATTATGCTCGCAAGGAACTGTCTCTGTTCTCCTGCTGCTTTTTTCTTTCGAATGCCTTCCTCCGGCATCTGTAACTCTACACAGGTCTTGATGATCCGGTCTCTGGTCCTGGTGTCCACATTCAGATTATCGGTGCTCATGTTGGAAGTGTAAATTGTAATGTTTCCGTCCTCCATACGCTTGTTGATCAGACGGAACATTTCCTGCCGCTGCCATTCCTTGTCTGCCTGTGCGCCGATATCATCCAGAACAAGAAGTTTGCAATCCCGGTATACCTGACTGGGATCCTCTTCTCCGCGATCGCGCTTGTAGCTGTCACCAACAGCACTTATGTAGTCAGGTGCAGTCACGAAACGCATTTGCAGATCGTATTTCATCATCACCGATTTCGCCAGGCAGCACGCCAAGAAGGTTTTTCCACTTCCCGGTGTCTTGCTCCACAGATACAGTCCCTTTCCTGCCATTTCCCACTTCTGGAAATGGTTCAGAAAGGTGGTGCACAAGTCTCTCAATTTGCTCATGTCTCTCTGATAAATATCAAAATCGAACTTGCCAAGATCTGCATCATGGTACTCTTTTGGTACTCCGGTACGGTCCTGTGCTCTATAACCACCTTTGCACTTTGGACATCTGCGAGCATATTGAATTTCTTCTGGAAGTCCGTAATCATAGACCGTGGCATAATATGTCTCCCATCCAGTCCCATGGCACACAGGACACTCACCATAATCTGACTGAGTTAGTTGGTTCTGGTTCATCTTTTATCGCCTCTTTTCTCGCATCATAGTTTCCGTCAAGGACCTTTGCCATGTTGGAATCACTGACCAACCAGTCAAATGTTGCTGACCAGTTGCGTTTATTTTTTCCCTTCAGGAAGTCGGAAGCCTCTGCCTTTTCAAACAAAGTCTGGAAGTCATCAAGAGTGTAACCTGTTTTCATTCTGGCATTTATAGCCTTCTTCCTTGCCTCAGACATCTTTACCAGGCGGGGATACGACCCACAAACGGAATTGTACAATTCACGAATCGTGGCATAGATGCTGTTTTCAGGAGTTCCACTCTCATAATCTCCTTTAGGAGATTTATTATATTCTTCCTTTCTTCCTTTCTTCCCTTCTTCTATTGTTGCCCATCGACTGCCATCTGGCTGCCCATCGACTGCCATTTGACTGCCACTTGACTGATACTGATTGTAGTTTTTTACTGTAATTACGCTAAATTTAGGGTGTCGGCTGACTGCCACCTCTCCGGTATTTTCCAGATGTTTCAGTGCAGTTCTCACGTTCTTTATTGTGAGTCCTGTTTCTGCCGCCATATTCTGCTGCGAAGTAACCAGTGAGCCTCTCGGCACTTCTGTTCCCTGGAAGCGGCTCGGCTTCCAGTTTGCCTTTAACAGGATATGCAGGAACAGTACCTTCGTATTGATGTCCGTGTACCATTCCCAATCAAGGATTTTTCTGCTGATCTTCACGTAGTCCATAACCAGCCTCCCATTCCCTGTATATCTTCATCCATTCATCAAACGGCATCGTAACCAGCCATTCACAATGGTTCTTCCTGTGGAAAACCGCCGGAAGTTCATCCGGTTTCCGATCCCTCTTCGACTGATCTACAGCCTCATATATATTTAGTTTTTCTCTTCTCTTCACTTCAATGTGAATTCCAGGAAGACCAACTACATCCGCATCTCCGTTGGACCCACAATACTGCTGCCCTCTTCTTGCCTTGTAACCATACCCGCGAAGGATACCGGCTACTTCTCTTTCTCCGACAGCCCCTTTACTTCTACTATTCATGCGTCTCCTTTCCCCCTCAGGAAGTTATAACAGGCCACTCACTGAGGGAAAATCGTGTGATATATCTATATGAATTTTAGTTGCACCCGTATTTTTTATATATAAGCTCTTTTGGATTCCATCCGGGATAGATACAACTCATGTATTTTTCGATATATGCCAGCATATCTGGTCGTAAACCTTTTACTCCATTATCTAGGAGCTGATGGTGGTATCTACATCCGGTAACTCCATTCTGTTCGATTCCAAGTCCACCCTGTGATCGGTTGACAATATGCATAATATCAAGCTGCTTATATTGGAAATCGGATGAAGAATGCATATAAAAACCAATCTGGCAAAATATGCATCCGTGATCTCTATCGAGAATTCTTTTGCGCGTTTTTGCATCAAACTGTAACGCTTTTGTTCTTTTGTTCATTTACACCACCTATCCCATACTGCTCAAAAAGCTTTCGTTTCTCAAATGGCGTCATAATCTCGCCGTCTGGTATTCCAGAATCCCTGCAATCTTGAATCAATCCACTAATCAAGCGTGCCATCTCCTCTGTGTCATATGTACTGGATCCTCTAAGAAGGACATACACTCTTTTAATTTCCCCATGCTTTGTGACCACTGTCTTTGGAAGCGGATTAAGATGATATTCCACCTTGTCCAAAACATCCCTTTCCGTTTCTTCTGTATCAGGAAGATAAACCGCAACCAGATTTCCGTCCACGTGTTCTATCTGGCCGTAACGACGTAACATGTAGTTATGAGCCTCGTTATTCGTCCAGCCGTGGACTTTAGCAAGTTTGGTAAGCAATACCCAGTAATACGCATTTGCATCTAAGGAACGCTTATCCCTGTGCTGCTTAAGGCGTATATCCAGTTTCTCATGCTTGATGAGTTCCATTACTTCCTGAGCATTTTCATTCAGTTCCACCTGTAAGCTCCACTTTCCGGTCACGAGATCTTTCGCCAGTGATTTGATTTTTCCTGTAAATTCCATTTACGCACCACAATTTTGTTTGAAGTAGTTCAAATTTTTAGGATCTGTTATCGCTTTGATATTTCCAATAGTCAACTGGCTAATAGATGTCAGCTTATATGCTTCAAGAATCTTCTTCTCATTCAGAGCGTTCTTATTCAAGTATGATCTGAGTCCAGATATATCAGTACTTGACACTTCGGAAGAACTGTCATCTGCCCGATCATACTTGGTATGGCTTTCTTTCCAGTAAACATCTGCCCCAATACCAAGATTCTTGCATGCCACTGACAATGCATCCGTGGTTGCCATTTTGTAACACTCATCAGATACATAGACTCCGTTCCGTTCTTTTGTCGCCAACTTACTGCCGCCGGTTCCGGGAATTGCCTGTGACCACTCGCCCTCGTATTTGACGTACAGTTCAATCGCCACGAAAACACATATCTCATCACCAACAGTCTCCATCCATTTCTCAACTGTTTTGTAATACCAGCCAAGACCGCAGGGGCCGAACTGCTCCGTCAAGCACTTGATGCGCCACATCGGGTTGATGTCTGTAAAACCTTTCAACCGTCCTGCCGTAATAGCTCTTTGGGCATCTTTAGGAACTTCCCGAACCTTGTTATATAACTCAAGATTTTCCATAAGCCTCTCCTACTTGATCTGGATATTCTGCGAAGTTATCAGAGTAATTCCCGGAAACTTTTCTCCGGCTTTCAGTGCTGCCTTCAGACCGGCCTTGTCCGGCTTAGGCTCTGAATACTTAAGATATTCTTCTGGGACAGATGCACCCTCCGCAATATCCACGGAGCTACCACTTCTAAAAGAAATTGCTACTCTTGCAGACTTAAACTTTTCACCATCCAGATATCGGGAAAGATACTCTTTCAGTGATGCCGCTTTGCTTTCTGCGACTTTCTGCCTCTTGGCAAGATTTTCTTTTTCAGATTTCAGTGCTTCTGCATCTGACAAAAGATTTTTGATCCAGCAACCGATGTTCTCGATTTTCTGGTCTCTTTCCATCTGTAGAGATTCAAGCTTTTTGATATCTATGATTTCCCCTGTTTCCATATCTACGCAATTAAGGATTTCATTTTCGATTTCGTACAGATTCATTCTTATTTCCCTCTCTTTCTACTAATCTATAGTTGTTTGCTTGTCTTTTTATTGGCCCGGAATGTCTATGCGTAATGATTTCCAGGTATTCATCCTTTATATCTCCGTTGCCAGTGAAGTTCATAGCGGACACCTCCCGTTGATAAGCAGTTCCAAAAGGTATTTCTTCGCACCCTCAAAACTTCCAGCTTCGGACGGAAACTCGTAAAACTGGCACACTGAAAAATGCTTTACGATCTCCCCTGCATCATTAAATACATAAATATAAACTCTGGATATGTCGTCACACGCCGTATAGTCAAAATTCACATGCGCCGTTGTTTCACTTGAAACTCTCAGACACAAATCAAATATTTCTCTGATTTTCTCTTCGTTCATAATTTCCTCCTTGTATTGACTTTTGGTTTCTTTCCTTCTACAATGAAGAAGAGATATATTGTCTTGGATCCTTATTTGAGTTGCAGCTCTGAGGATCCTTTTTTAGTTGGCATGTCTAGCATGTCCATTCTTTCCACGTCCTTGCTATGTACACAGCTCCGATCAGTCCCAACGCTCCCATGATCTGGTCACGGCTGTTGTCCCAGGTCCAGAACGGAAGATACGTTGCTATCCCTCCAATCAGAATGGAGTCTATCCAATCTTTCATGTCAAAGCCTCCAATATTTCCTCGTTAGGGAAGTTCAATCGAATAAAAATATGCCGCAGTTCCGGATACGTGAATGTTTCTGGCTTATTTCGCTTTTTACGGAAAGTGTTTTCTGCCATTCCGGTAATTGCTGCCATCTGTGCATCACTTACTCGCTCGGCCTCCATCCTTTTTGCAATATTGCCTTTTAAAAGGATGTATTTCTTTTGCTCTGTGGTATATCTGATTGCCACAGTCTTTCCTCCTTTCTTACTTGATAAACATCCATGCAGCGTTTGAAAAAATTAATGCAATCATGGTTACAATCCATGCGCAGAACCATTTGTGAGTCTGCTTTTTTGCCTCTCTTACAACTTCGACTGCATAGAAAGTTTCGAACTCTTCAAAATTTGTCACTTTTTTATCCTCGGTTTTCTTCATAAAAAATCCTCCTGTTCTCTTGCGAAATACAGGAAGAAATGATATGATTATCCTGTAATCCGCTAAGGTTAGTTTAGTGGTTTACAGCTCCGAGGCGAGAGGGTTCAGCTCTCCTTCGGAGCACTTTATTTTTCAAAATGTTTTTCCATAAGGTCAGCAATCATTAGATATTCTTCTGCAATTTTCCCTTTTCTGGTATTTTTAACCTGTTCACGGAATTCTGGAATAGTCCCAAAGAAGCATCCGCATGCAACTCTGACCTTTTTATCTTTGCATCTAAAAAACGTAGTGGTACGGAATTGAGTACCAAATCCATGAATAGTTGTGTAATCTGCATCGCCGTACACCCTTGCATCGCCGGACACCATTGCATCGCCGTACACCCTTGCATCGCCGGACACCATTGCATCGCCGTACACCCTTGCATCGCCGGACACCATTGCATTGCCGTACACCATTGCATCGCCGGACACCATTGCATTGCCGTACACCATTGCATTGCCGTACACCATTGCATTGCCGTACACCCTTGCATTGCCGGACACCATTGCATCGCCGGACACCATTGCATCGCCGTACACCCATGCATCGCCGGACTGGTTTACATTTCCTTCTTTTTCTACCCATCCGCCAGTTTCTCCGGCTTCTACATCCCCAAATGAAATGAGTGCTTTGATTCGGAAAAGTTTCTTTCCGAAAATGTTAATTTTGGTTTCTGATGTTAATTCAAATTTTTTCATTTTCTTCCTCCTCTTTAATTACTGTGAAGTTACAGCTTCTTTCTTATCTGATTTTTGCTCCAGATTATTCTCAGAATAACTTTCCGTCTTACCGAGAATGTATCCCTTGTCAAATTCTGACATATTAGGAATCACTTCTTTCAGCTTTTCAACGATTCTTTTTTCTTTTTCTGACATATACTCACCTCTTTTCTTGTGATATACTCCCAGTAGACGGGAGGTGATATTGTGTATCTCAATAAAGAACAATTTAATTTCTTGAAATATCTTTCAAGCAAAGAAAAAATTGAATATTCTTCTCTTTCGGAAAATGAAATCAAAATTTCCAGTTTTCTTGAAGAAGAAAAATTAATTTCTGTTAATAGAGAATCTTTTCCTAGAATTAATCAAGACGGTCAGGTCAGATACGTAAAAGGAAAAACCCTCTCTATTGCGATTTCCGAACAGGGAAAATCTTATATTGCTGAAAGAAAACATGAATTTAAAAAGTTGTTATTGAAAGATGTGGCTATTCCGATTATTGTTTCGATTCTTACCACCCTAGCACTAAACGGATTAAAACTGTTGCCACGCTTGCTACAATTGCTGGAATCACATATTCCATAATCGGATGGCGTTTCATATTTTTTCCACCTCCTTTGTTTACCTTGTAAACACAGTATAGTCCCTCGGGCAACATTTGTCAATACCTTCTTGTTGACTTTGTAAACATTTTATGATATTATATTTTCAGAAAGGAGGAATTAAATTGAAAGACAGGTTTAAAGAGTTGCGAAAAGAATTAAACGTAACTCAGCAAGAATTTGCAGACAAACTAAAGATAAGTAGGAATTTTGTAGCGCAAATTGAAATGGGAAGCAAGGTTCCGTCAGATCGGACTATTGATGATGTTTGCAGAGAATTTAACGTAAACGAAGAATGGCTCAGAACTGGAAACGGAGATATGTTTGTACCCGGAATTAAAGACAAACAAATTTCTGCCATGCTTGCAGACGTAATGAAATCTGGAGAAGATTCTTTCCGACACCGTCTCGTGTCTGCATTAGCCAGATTGGATGATGAGGGATGGGACAATTTAGAAAAACTTATTGACATGATTGCTAATAAGTAAAAAGAAAGACAAGGGCAATGCGCAAACCCTTGTCTTTTTTAATGTTATCCGATTAGCCTTTTCACAAATATATAAATCACTTCTATCCAATGATTATTCGTGCATTTTTCAACCATCTCAATAATCTCTTTCTTATAATCCATAAATAACCCTCCCTATTGCAATTACCACTTACACTACAGTATATGTCCGGTTTGTGGGAATAGCCGAACATTAGTTCTCTTTTTGCTATTATACCACTAATGTTCGCCCTTGGAAACTGCCAGATATACACCGATATGTTTATGATTGCATAGAAATTATTCGTAACACCAAAGATATAGTCTTTTCTGTTTAGTGGCAGGGCGAATAAAAACGGTGGCATGGTCTGCTTTATTTCATGGGCGCTATTCTTATGTAGGGTAGAAGATCTGTACGCATTTTGGACAGAATACACTTCTGACTCTTCGCGGATATAATCGTCTACGCACATTGGTAAACAAACAATGTAATTAAGCAAAAGCACAGCTCCTATTATAATTAGTATATTTTTGATTATTTTCATTTTACAAATCACCTAAAAATGTCTATTTACAACTAAATTTAACGATGTTATAATAAAAATAACATATTTAAACACTTTTTTTTGCAAATGGCGAAAACAACGCCCATAAGGGAATGATTTGAATGAAAATTGCGATTTGTGACGATAATCCTTTGCAGATTGATTTTTTTAAGGCTCATGTTGATGAGTTTTTGAAAAAGTGTGGAGACAAGAGCTACACGCTAAACACTTATAGTAGTGGGAAGCCGCTGATTGATGATATAGCAGACGGTCAATGGTACGATATAGTCGTGCTGGATGTGGTCCTAAATAATGAGAATGGCATAAATGTCGCAAAGCAGCTCAGGAAAAATGGATATAATGGCAACATTGCCTTCTGGACAGCATATAAAAACTATGTATTTGACGCATTAGACGTCTTACCAGTGCATTACATCATCAAAGGTTCTGAACATGGACGCCTGTTTTCTGTCGTAGCGCACACGTTGGAAGATATCCGAGAGAAAGCCTTAACTATCAAAAACCGAGACCACTTCCACCGGGTAGAATTCCGGCATATCGAATACATAGAAAGCCGAAATAAATCAATTCTCGTCCACTGTACTTGCGGCGTTATTCATGTAGCACGTGGAAAGCTGTCAGATATAGAGCCGCATCTTGATGGAAGATTTCTCCGTTGCCATCAAAGTTATATCGTCAACATGGACGAAATTAAAGATGCATCAGATCATTTTGAGATGATATCGGGGGATATTGTTCCAATCAGGCAGAGGGAGGCTGCCAAAATAAGGAATCTATATAAGAATTATATCGAGAATTTTGAGTAATCGTGTCAAAAGGGGGAAATATGAAAAAAATACGAAATGTGTTGATGATCGTTTGGACCGCATTAATTGTATTAATGATTGTGGCCTTGATGAGTTCAAACGATCTTTCATCAGACAATATTATGGTCGTTGTTGTACTTGAGGTATTTGGAATTGCTGTTTTGTATCTTATTTTTGCACTTTTGCTGTCTATTAAAAATAAGGTTCAAAAACCTGCAATATCAAATAATTCCGTAGCAACCCAGCCAGCGGTTGTAGAAAAACCTGTTCGAGTATTGAATCTGAGAGTTATATCCGGTAAGGAGGATTTTGAGCTTGGTTCCAAACACGCAAGATTTGATTTGAAGCAATGGAAAGATGGGTCTGTTACAGTGTCAGATGCTCCAACCAAATATGAACTTTTCGACTATGAATGGAACGGGCCGGAATACAGAACAGTAGAAAAGACAACTACAACATCTCACACTAAAGGGAAAAGTAAAGAAAAAACGAAACGAAGAGGGCATTTAGCAGGAGCCGTTGTTGGAACCGCTATTGCTCCGGGAGTTGGAACTATAGTCGGTGCAGCTGTTGGAACTGGAAAGAAAACCAAAGGAAAGAATAATTCCACTACTACTGGAACTGCTACCACAACAAGTGATAACATTGAAGTGGATTCTTATGCATCTATGAAAATGCGGAATATCGAAACCAATCAAATAAATACTATTGGATTCCGCTGTAGTTCAAATATAGATATGCAGTTAAAGAGCTTCAATATTTCCAAAAGCTCTGATGCTGTTGAAAATGTTCGAAATCAGAAAACATCCGTTGAACTACTGAAGGATTACAAAGAGCTTTTAGATAGCGGTATTATTACTCAAGAAGAATTTGACCAGAAAAAATCAGAACTTTTATAAAAAAGAACCGGCTCTCACTACCAATGAGAACCGGTTTTTAAAAAAAAAAGAAAAATATTTTTACGTTCCGCAAAGCATACTGAAGTGAAACGTATCGCCTGACAAGTCATATTGTATCATCTTCGGTGTGTTCGGACAAGTCAGAAAGTTTGTTCGGTTAATAAGGAGGAAAAGAAATGGCAACTGCAAAAAAACTGCCATCTGGCTCATGGAGATGTCAGGTATTCAGTCACATCGAAGAAATCCCATTATCAGACGGGACCATCAAAAAGAAAAGGGTTTATAAATCTTTTACATGCTCAGATCCTAGCAAAAAAGGGAAGCGAATCTGTGAGCAAATGGCTGCCGAATGGGCAGCAAAAAAAGAAAGTGAAGTATTGACTGCGCGATATGTTCCACCAGAAGATATGACATTAAAAGAGGCATGTAATAAATACATAGAAAGCAGAACAGGTGTTTTATCCCCTGGAACTATTAGAGAATATAAGCGATCTGTCAAAAGAGACATGGCTAAACTTATGTCATTAAATATAATGGAAATCACTCAAGAGGATGTTCAAGCTGAAATGAATCGTGAAGCACTTACTCATTCGCCAAAAACTGTGTACAATATGCATGGCTTTCTTTCTACTGTCTTGAAGACCTATCGTTCGGATTTCATCTTAAGAACTTCCTTACCTAAAAAGGTAAGACCGAAAATCTATGTACCTACATCTGCCGAAGTCAAAAAGGTAATTGAATGTACTGTAGGTAGTGAATTAGAGATACCTGTTCTTCTGGCAGCATTCGGTCCGATGAGGCGATCAGAAATCTGCGCGCTTAATTCTGATCATATCAAGCAGAACATAGTACATGTCGAATATGCTATGGTTATGAATGATTCTCATGGTTGGGTTATCAAAAGACCAAAATCTTTTGCTGGTGACAGATTTATTTCATATCCAGGTTTTGTTGCAGATAAATTAAAAGGAATACATGGGAAAATAACAAATTTGAACCCATCGCAAATATCCGACAGATTTTCAGATCTGTTAGATGACAATCAGATTCATCATTTTCGATTCCATGATTTGCGTCATTATTGCGCATCTGAGTTGCATACTCTTGGAATTCCAGATGTATATATTATGCAACGTGGCGGTTGGGAGGATGATACCACATTAAAAAATGTATATCGGCACGTTCTGGTTGATCGAGAAAAAGAGATGAATGAAATTGGGAATGATTATTTTTCCAAGCTATGCAACACAAAATGCAACACGAAAAAAGAAAGTGCTGAAAAATAGCGTATATTAGGATTTTTCTTGCAGGTTCAAGTCCTGTCATCCGCATTTTTATGAAAATCTTGTATTCACTGGTTCTCGCAAAGAACGTAGTGTTTTCAATGGTTTCGGCAATTTCAAATTAGCTCATAAAATATGTTATTTTGCCAGTTTTGGCATAAAAAAGAAGAACTATGCAACACGAAATGCAACACGAATTTGATACAATATGTAAAAAAACAGCCCCAAGGAGTAACCTCCAAGGGGCTTAAGTTTTATGCTTTTTAGATTGCAATCAAATCTTTCCAGGTGTTCTCGCCACACTCTCCGTCTACCACCAGTACTCCATTTCTGGATTTCTGATATTGCTTTAATGCATAGATGGTATTCTCATCTGCTTTTCTGGACAGCGACAGGGCTTTGCCGTTCTTTCCTTTAAACCCTCTCGCAATCAGAATCTCCTGAAGTAAGAGTACTGATGTTCCTTCGCTTCCAAGTTTTACTAATTTTGGCTCAAACATATAACCGGCTCCTTTCGTGGTTATTGTAGTTGTTGTATTATTTGCAGTATTGCTGGATTTGCTTCCGCTTGTGACTGCAATAGCTACATGGTGGCTGTCATTCAGAAGAATGTCTCCGGCTTTCAGATAATCGCCGGAAGTCAGATATTTTTTATCTGTCAGTACCTTTGCCCCTGCATTCTTCAATGCCTGTCTCATGTTTCGCGTTGTCAGATAGATGCTTACTGCTTTCAGTTTTGCATTATTTAGGCGATATCCAGCACCCTTAACGATTGCAGCTGTACTTGCACTACAGTCAGATTCACAAGCTATTGTGATCTGCGCCGGATCGTAGTTACTTGCTTTTAAGTGCCGCCAGAACGAATACCGGTCATTGCTGTTTCCGGCAGTGCCCTGATCGTATCCGATGAGATTGTTTCGTGCTGCTTTTGTCGCCATATCTGCAATCATGGCTGCGATTTTAGCATCATTAAATCTCAGGACGCAGAGCCACGGTCTGCTGTACCAGTTCATGATCTGATACTCTGTACCGGTCTGATCTCCTGCTTTTCCACCTGCATATCTTCCGTTTTCGTCATGTCCACAGTTACTGATTTTTACCATTGTTGTTTCTCCTTTCTGTGTCGTTCCTCTATAGTCCTTGTAGAATACATCCATATCAACGTTTCCGCTGATGCCAGATACTTTTCCCTTGCTGGAATACTGCCAGCCTACACCAACAGACGGACGTAACCTTTCTTGTACAGAACCATTATCATCCGCCGGATATCGTGCAATCCAGCACTCATACTTTCTGAGTTCATCAGTTAGAACGTTATTGTACCAATCCATATTGCAGTATATACCGACCTTATAACCGGCTTTCTTCATTCTTGTCAGAAATGCCACTGCAATGTTCTCAATAGCTTGCTTGCCGAGCTTTCGCTGATTAGACCACTCAAGGTCGTAGAACACTGGAAAATCCAGTCCACGTCCGTTGAGTGTGGCAATCACATCTTCTGCTTCATCAATAGCCTGTGCCGGTGTCAGAGCGTAGGAATATTTATACCCACCGATAAGGATTCCGTTGCTCTTGCACCCCTTGTAGTTGTACTCGAATGAGCCATCAATACCGGTTTTCTGATGTACTCTCAAGATTGCGAATTTAATACCGGATTTAGCTACTTTCGACCAGTTCGGTTTTCCCTGATTGGATGATACGTCGATTCCTTTAATCTCCAATTCTGTCAACTCCTTTCACATTTTAATCCACGTTCCCGCGTGGGGAACGGGCACTCTATTGGTAGCTTTTTATGAAATTTTTGATGAACTAAATGGGAAGACCAAGAATTAGCTACTGTTAATCGACTATACTATTTGCGAAGTCTTTCCATTTTGTCCAATTAGCCATTTTCCAGACTGGCTTCATTTCTTCCGGAAATAATACGATTTTGCATGAATTTGGATTACGGCAAAAAATAATTCCAGATCCATATTTATATTTCGAATCAATAGGAAGATCATTCCCTGTATAGTTAGCACCAGAGAGGTGGAACAGAATGCACGTGCCAGATGAAGCTTTGCTTATCAAAGCCTGTATATTGGTCACGTTTTCTTTCAAGGCAATCTTTGAGGTGTTACTATGTAATTCATTAAGCGCCCCGATAACGCTCTTATTCGATGTTTGCAAGTTGCTGATGACCGCATTGGTCAGCTTTCCAACAATCCAGTTCCAGATTCCGCTGAATGGTGAAAGTTTGTTTGCTTTTGATGCAGCATCATAGAGCATTAAGGTATCTGCATCTTCTGGAGTTGCCTTTACTGTGTATTCATTAAATTTTGCCATATTAATTCTCCTTTTCTATATTGAACTTTTCATAGAGCTGATTAATTAGTTTCTCCTGTCGGTCAAGCTGTTCTTTCTGGCTTTTAATCATCGCAAACATTGCGGGTATCATGATACGTTCGTTCCAGTCCTCGACAAGTCCGTTTTGATGCCGAGTAGCTTCTGGAAAGAATGCTTCTACATTCTCGGCAATAAACATCGGGATATATCTGCCTTCATTCTCGTCCCCTTCAACTAGATATCCCTCTTTATATTTCGCCCACGTTGGTTCAATATTGTACCATTCTTCAATTTCTTGTTCTGCAATATTGTTTCCAATATCTTTATAGCGCTTTGAAGATGAAGATTTCAGCATCAGCTGTTTGTATCCTGTACGTCCATCCCAACAAATAGTATTTGATGATGTCGTATACTCCATGTTTTCTATCTTTGGCGATTTTGCAAAAGATGCAGAATTAGTAACAGTTAAATCTCCAAATGTACCGGTATCAGCCGATACTTCTGTTGCACTAATATTAAGCTCTTCGGCAGTCCAGTCGATTCCCCACGCCGTTTCAACGTATTCAATGTCCGCAGTGCTGCTAAAGTATTTCTCGGCACTAACAGGATTTATTCCAGTATCTGAAAAACAAATTCCTGTATATTTCATGCGCGTAGAATTTTCTTCATAGCTTGTAAATGCAGTGTAGCCTGAGTAATCTATCAGTCCCTTCACGGTGCCTTTTTTATCTTTAATCTTTAGGTATCCGTTGCCGTTTTTGGCTCCACCTAGAATTGCGGCATTTCCCATCAATGCGTCTAAACTGATGTACAGATGTCCATTCAGATAGTAGAGACCTTTAAATTCTCCGTCATTGGACAATATCTCAACAATCTGCTCCTGCGTAAGCATGCCAACGTCAACAGCAACCTGCCATGTCTGCTGATCGGCGATTTTAGTTCTTCCGGAATCCGTATAAATTGTTGCACGTATCATTCCGTCAGCACCAAGAGAATAGCTATCTGGATTAATAGTTATTCCACTGGTCTGTGAATTAAAGGCCATTTTTGTCCATGTTTTTCCGGCATCTTTGCTGTATTCTACTACCCACCAGGTTTTAAAAGCTGCTTCGTCACCCTGTCCATCTCTGTAATACGCATGAACATTGAATGGATTAGGAGTTATTTTCTTATCTTGTCCCATCATCAGGACTCCTGCGTTGGCCCTCAGATAATACGTTCTTCCTGGAGGCCCGTCATTACCTTTGATTTTCGTCCAACTATACTTAGTCGGGTCGGTGCTGTCCTTTACTTCATAGTCCGTGTACTGTCCGATATACAACTTGTTAACACTGTCATCCACAGAAAATCCTGTATTGCCATCTTCGCTGTTCGCATAGGCAACGTGAAAATATGGCGTCTTACCGTCTGCACCTGCCTTTCCCGGTGTTCCATCCGCTCCGTCAGCACCTTTTATAAGTGACCATGCGTAATCATCCGGATTCGTACTGTCCGCTTCCGTGAAATCCACATACATTCCGATGTATTCTCTATTCGGACTATCCACGGAGAAATCTGTTTTTCCATCAGCACTGTTTGCATACGCAAGGTGTGTGTACTGAGTCAGCCCATCAGTTCCCTTGTATCGTGACCATTCATAATCGCTTGGATTCGTACTGTCTACTTCTGCATCTGCTTTAAGAAAACCGACATAGATTGCTTCGCCACTTGTATAGATAGTATCGCCAGTTGAATCACTTATCACATTTCCGGCACTGTCAAGTAACTTTACATATTTGGGATTGTCCGACATATCAGAACCATCTGGCATAGATGCATAACGGATAGTCGGTGATTTTCCCGGAAGTCCTTTGTCACCTTCAAGTCCCTGCTTTTGTTTCGCTAATGTAAATCTCTTCGTTACAGAAAGATTAATCAGGTACGTTGCCTTAATATCCACCCATCCATTGTCTGCACTCAAGCCTGTGACAGTGTAGGTGTGCGTATCGACATCCCATGAACCCGTTACGCTGTCGGATTTTGTGACGGTATAACTGCAATCGTTCGTGATATCAGACGAACCGTACATAACTTTTGCCGTTGTTGTAACTGTCGGAAATACCGGAATGTTTCCGTCTGCGTCAGATGTGATCGTCTGCATATCGTTTGACAGCTGGAATGTCATATTCTTGGCAGATGCAATATTGTTGTCCATTTTTGTCAGTTTATCCGGCAAAGAACTACCACCAATTACAACATTATCACCACTGATGATTACTTTTTTGGTGTCCATATCAACCTGAAAGATTATGTTTCCATCGCTATCTCTGACAGTCAGTGCGCCTGTGTCAATATAATCAGCATTGATACCATACGCGTACAGAATTTTTGCTATCAAATCGCCTGTCAGAAAGAAACCGTAAGGATATGTTTTACCGCCATCATTGGATACACCAATGGCTTCTGCTGTGAATTTAATTACATTTTTTGATTCTGCGAGTGTAGGCTTGTCATGCAGATATGTGATAGTACTGCCATCTTCCTGTGCGACTGATGTTTCATATAATCCAGAAGAATTTTTTAAGGTTTCTTCTAATTTCTCTACTGCTTTCTCTCTGGCCGTTTTTTCTTTTTTGACAAGCCGCCTTGCTTCTACGATTGCCTTAGTGGATTCTGACTGGAACTTACTCATTCCTCTGATAGGGTCGTCAGCTTGAGTTTTCACAGCGGTTTTTCCATTAACGGAACAAGAAACGTCTGTCAGTGGAGTAATGTATCTGTTCCACTTACGGTCGTAAGTATACGCCATATCTCCGAACTCAATGAGTGGATTATACGCAAGTTCTCCCGACATGTTACGGAATTTAGCTCCAATTATGGAATCACCAATTTGAGCAGCTACCGTGTCCAAGTCCGAATCCGCAACAAGGTCGTTCTCCAATTCAAGAACATATCCTGTGCTTCCGTACATGGCTTCATTTTCTCTATTTTTTAGCTTGATTCCAGTAATCACAATATCATCACTAGAAACGGTTGGACTTGTAAAAAAGTCTTTGAGCTTTTCGGATGTGTCAACTGCTGATTCGATCAGTGTCAAGAATCCATCACTATCAATTGTCCAGTTCCCTGTCGGACTGATAAAACTTTCTGAGTCAATACTTGCGCCGCCTTTAAATGTTACATTTCCATCAGCGTCCACTACTGCGTTGTAATCTTCTTGTACATTGGAAAAATCCCATCTGATAAATCGCAAGTATCCTCTGCTGTCCAGGCGAGCGTTCGCAGTCTCAAGCATTGCTGCCCATCCGAACAACTGACGAAACGTCATGTTTTCCGGAATCTCTGACACGATCAGATTTCCATGAGCCATGGAGACTTCTGACGGAATACCAAGAGTCTCACACGCATCTCTAACAAGAGTCTCTATTGACTGTGGCAGAACCAGATGAGATATATAAGTTGCGTTCGTTTTATACATATCGTCCAAAGCGGTAAAACTAAGGATTTCGCCATATTGTTCTGGTGTCGTAATTGTATAAATACCTTTATCAATGGTTTCGACTCTGTCTTCTGTCGCTGCTTTTGTTGCCAGAATCGCACCGCCACTCTGGTCAAGAATTGGCTCATAGTTTTCATCCAGCAATTCATCTGTTGCAGCCGGACTTGCTACGGAGATCTGCATTTTAAGATACACATGAACTTTTGCCATGTAGAAATTATAGTTTTTCCACTGGTCGGAAGTGTTATCCAGTTCGAGCGTCGTGGACTTGCAGATAACGCAGCCAATCGGAAAGCTGCTACTTTCTGCACAATCGGAAAAGGTGCAGTTTTCACCCATGATTTCATTTTTGACTGTTTTTACAGTTCCGTCAGGAAAGGTGATTTCCACTTCCTGCCAGACTCTTTCTCCGTCCTGTAGTTTTTGTTTGAACGCATCAGATACATTAATCAAGTGGATTCACCCCCTGCATGTTGCAAGATATCTTGGAATAGTATTCTTCGCCAGGTGCCGCACAAGCCAGGGAAAACGTTCCTTTTCCAACATAGAATGATTCTGTACGCCAATCATGGTGCCTGATGGAATAGTGGTACAAATTAAAAGGTTCCCCATGTATTATCGCATTTATCAACTCTTCTGCTTCGCCTACTGGTACGTTGCTAGCCTCATAGCTATACTGAATAACTGTAAACAATGGAACCAATATGGCTTTTCCGAATTGTGTGCGGTTGCTTCCTTCAGAGTAAGTTGTTTCAAAATTGCACGCCATATCCTTATCTGGCTGAGGCATGCGCTTGCCATTTATTTTATATTTGTCTGTTATAGATTTGCTCAATAATATAGACGCCATGCGCTCACCTCCTATGCCAGTTCAAACGGATTTCTTCCGCTTGTGCTGCGTCTTAATTTTGCTTCATCAATAATTTCATCAAAGATTGTTCTGCGATTAATTTGAGCGGTAAAGCGATAATCTCCACCGGAACTGCTTCCAGATTCTTCCCGAACAATCTTTCTGATCAGAGCTTCTGGTGCCTCGATGTTGTTTCCTTGTTTCTGATCTCCTAACACAGCGAGGAATTCTGATCTTGGAGGAATAACGGCACCTTTTGCAAGATATGGAATAGTTGGAACTCGCGGAAATGTAGCACTGAATCCGATTGTTTTCTTACCAAATGGAGTAGGCACTTCCCACGGTCCAAAAGAAAACGCGGATTCGATGCCGCCAATAGCTGAGTTTACAGTTCCGATCGCACGGTTTACGATACCAATTACCTTGTTTAATACATTCGTTATAGAGGTTTTTATACTTCCAAAAATATCGACAACTTTGTCTTTTGCAGCTGTAAATTTTTTTACAATTCCATCTTTAATTTTTTCAACAAGATTTCCTACTGTTGACCAAATTGCAGTCCATTTTTGATATGCGCTGGATTTGACATTATCCCAAATCGTCACAATTTTAGATGCGAGATTCTTAAGACTAGAGCTTATAGCGTTGACAAATGTTGATGTTTTATTTTTAATCCAATCCCATACTTCCCCCGCAACTTCTTTAATCTTGTCCCAGTTTTTGTACAGTAATACGCCAATTGCAATGCAAGCCGTTATTGCTGCTATAAAAATTCCGCCCGGTCCGATAGCCGTTGCAATAGCTTTAATTCCTCCCATAATGCCGCTAGAACCAGTCATAAGTGCAATAAGGCCTTTTATAAAACTCGCTACTGTCGTTATACTTCCTGCTATTCTTGACGCTAGCCCTGCAATTTTCGCCGCCGCGAACGCTCCGATTAGAGCTGCACCGAATGCTTCAATAATTGATTGATGATCCGCAAAGAATCCAGCCAAATCCGATACCAGATTGATCACTGTCGGAATTCCTGTTTCAATCAGCCATTTCAGCATTGGGAGGACAATATTGTTGTAAATCCATTCAAGAACGTTTCCGATAGATTCCAGAATTGGTGCAAATGTACTGGTCAGATTACTGATAGATTCCAGTAGAGGATAGAAATTAAGGTTCGCCGCCCATGCCGCTGTATCCTCTGCAATCCTCTCAACAAACTGCATAACTACCACAAGGGCATCTGCAATGTTCTGGATGATCTGTGTTCCAACATTGTTCTTATTCCACGCATCCGCAAAACCGGATGCAATATTCCCGATAGTTTTAAGAACGTTCTGAGCAATCCTCAGCATGGTTGTAAGTATCGTTGTGCCTGTGCCGTTTGTCCAGACCTCTACAAGGCTTTTACCTACACTTACAGCGAGCTTTTTGAGTCCATCAAGTGCGACTTTTGCTGCATTAATGGTATTCTTACCTTCTTTTTTCCATGCGTCCTGGAATGGTTTCCAGAGTTTCTTGAGCAGGTCAGCAAGTTTCTTTGCGGAATCGCTAATTTTATCAAGCGCGGTTTCACCTTCTGCGAGATTTCCGTAGTCCACATTACCAACTGAACTCGGAAGGCCACTGTTACCTGCTCCACCACTTCCACCAGATGAAGATGGTGTGGAAGATGAATTGCTGCCAGTAGATGTGACTTTGTGAACTTCATCAAGTGACGAAAGATAGTTTTTTGTTACTTTATTCGCTTTTTTTGTTGCTTTTGCATTGTCGTTCGTGGCATCCGCCAGTTTCTTTGCATTATCTGCCGCCTGTCCATACTGGTCCGCTGTATCTGCGATCGCGTCTGTTCCGGCAAGACCCGCTCCACTTCCGCTCGTTTGACCGGAAGATTTCTTGCCAGTAATAAGCTCCGTGAATGACTTAAATGCGTTTGCCAGAGTCGCCAGTTTGACGAGAAGAATATTGATCACTTTCAGAACAGGCGTGAAAATATTAATCAGCCCTTGTCCGACTGTTGCCTTGAGAGACTGCAACTGCAACTGCATCACTCGCACCTGGTTCGCCCAGCTGTCAGAAGTACGAATGAAGTCACCAGATGCGGCTGATAACTGTTCCTGCACAAAAGCAAAGCGGAGAGCAACTTTCTCCTGTTCAGTCATTGCAGATGTGGTCTTGCCGTAGCCATTTGCAAGTGCATACTGGTCAAGTGCCGACTGGGTCATTACCACGCCCAAATCTTTTAATGTTTCCGTTTCACCCGTAAACACTGATTTCAGTTTGATATAAGCCAAGTCCTGACTGATGTTGTAGAATGATGCCACATCACCAGTCAGCTGTGTCAGAGCCGTTGACATGTCGTAAGCCTGTGCTTCTGAGAATCCGAACGACTTAGACATTGCTCCGAACGTTCCGACATACCTTTTTGCCATTGTCTCTGATAGTCCGGCTGAGGTCATGGCATTCTTTGCGAATTCGTTCACCTTGTCTGACATGGTTGTAAATGTAACATCAACCACGTTTTGCACTTCTGCGAGATCTGAGCCAAGGGCAACGCATTCTTTTCCAAACTGTACTAATTTACCGACAGCAAATACTCCGCCGATAAGTAGTCCTATTTTTTTTACTGTGCTTCCAAGCCCGTCGAATGACTGTTTAATCGCTGATACACCTTTTTGGACACCGGTTGTGTCTAATCTGGTATCAATAATGACTGATCCATCAGCAGCCATACATTCACCTCCTAACTATTTGAGGTTTAACATCTCATTCAGCGCATCCTTGTACGCTTGCTCCTCTTCGCTGAGACGTGTTTTTATATCAATAATGTTCTTATTTTCCTGATAGAATTTCTTTTCCCATTTATCGAGCTTTTCGCCCTTTGCCTTTTTTGAACGAATTCCAACTACGGTATTAAAAAGACATTCGCCAGATTCCATAAAGTATCCAAAAAACGTCCACCAGTGCATATAAGGCACTGCTCTGATTTCTTTACCGGCAACCTTGTTTACCGCCGGAACAATCATGTCTCCATCCTGTTTCCAATCCATCAAACGGGGCTTTGGACGGTTTGGATTATCGTCAGACTGCCCGCAGTCGATGAACTCTGATGCTTTCTGACAAGCTTCATCCAGACACTCAGCCGGTATGCTTTGCCAGTCCTCAAACAGAATCTGTAACATAACAACTGCTTTCGCCTGCTCGTCCAGTTCTGGATCATTCATAGCTATGAGAATATCAATAATCGCGTGAAAATCCGTTCTGATAGAAAAATCCACCCCACTGATATTTAGTGAGGTGGGTAGCTCATAGGCGGTCATTTTGTATATTTCTCCACGTACTTATTGACTGCCGTCTGCATTTTCTTTTTTCTCTTTTCGATTTCCGGTGCGATTGCTTTTGCGATCTTGTCAAGTACGATGTAGGCGAATACCTGACCATTGCCAAATACAGTAGTCGCTGTGATCGGCTCCTTGAACAGGTCTTTTGATGCTTCATATCCGAGCAGATAGTTGATTTTGTCTTCGATCTGTTTATTCAGTTCAGCCATTTCTTTACCAGACGTGACTTTCTGGATAGACTCTTTAAGCTGTTCAAAGTATTCTGCCGTTTCTTCTGCACGTGCTGCTACATTAATGTCGGTTGGATTCAGCTTGAAAGAAGAAAAAACTTCGTCTTCATTGTTTGTGAATGTAAAAATGAGAATTCCATCATCAATTTTGGTATTAATTACTTTTGCCATTTAGCATATCCTCCTTGTGTATGTGCTTATTCACTGTCAGCTGTGAATGTACCGGAACTGATATCAAATTTTCCTTTTACACGTTCGCCAACATAGTTGACAGTAAATGGAATCTGATAGCCAGATGTGTCTCCACCGTAGGAGGTCGGCACAACATAGCATTCCTGCTGGTATGCTTCATACTTGCCTGCTGTGGCTTCTGTCCAGAGATGAACTTCAACCGCTTTTGTCTTGAGATTATCGTCTTTGAGACGTCCATCTACAATCTTCTGTAACGCTGTGAACAGGTCAGAAGTAGTGTCTGCATAGAACGGATCAGCATCAGAAGAAACTTCGTAGCCGTTATGTTTGAACGTGGATTCTCCGAGAATGTTTTTAGAGGTTTCAGTGTCCGGATTGAGTTCTACATTGTACTCTTCCAGATCCTTGCCAAGACGCTCATATTTCGGTGTCAGCCCTCCACAGAGGGAACCTGCATCAACATAATGAGCCATATATTTACGGTCAATTTTGCCTGTAACTGCCATAGAAATGTCCTTTCTGCCTATAACTTTTAAAAGGCTGTGTAGGTTAGCGACTATCTCCAATTGATAGCCGGTTGTTACGTTATATTACTTCATAAGTGTTTTCGTAGCGTACCGATAATGGTAATAGCCAATCCTGCACACCACTCTCCTGCGGATCTAAACCATAGGAGTTATCGCGAGTAATGCGTTTTATCACTCGCCCCTGTGAAAGCTCTGGAAACGCATCTAAACGTGTTTCAGAGCCATTTATAGCAACTGGTTCCCGGCATATCCATTTACCGAGACTGTCCAGAAACTTCTGAACAGATAGCTTCTGCCGTTCCTTATCGGATGCTGTGCGGTAAACCACATAAAATGGATACTGGCATACCTGATGCATTACTCCGCATATATCTTCCTTTTCTGAATAAATCAAGGCACCATTATCTGCTGAAAACGCAATTCCGGATTCTTTGCCGAGTTCCTCAAATTTGATTGTTTCATTTTCGTATAGCCCTGGATACTGATTCAGAAGTGCTTTCATGGCATCTGTCAAAATCTCATATCCGGTTGCATCTTTACCAATTGGCTTATCTGCCATGTCTGCCACCTCCTGCCTGTGCTTTTACTTTGCGAATCCATGTGTCACCGTATTGCCGTTTAGCGGCATCGAACCATTTAGCCTGTGCCTGTGGGTGTGCCTGTTTGGTGTATTCAAGATTTTCCTTTGCGGCTGTCTGACCAGAAAACTGACTAACGAGGACTTTCTTTGCTCCACGTCTTGCGTAGGGACTTCCGGTTGCTTCGTCAACCATTCCTTTTCCCTCATACAAAAAACGTCCATAAGGTGCCGCCGCTGCGCATACTTTCCCAGTTCCTTGCAAGGATGTACTCTCAACTCTTGTTCGGTTGATAAAGTTCCCTGTAATCATCGGCATAAACGGTACCATACTGTCCATGACCATTCCGTCAAGGAGATACTGAGCTTCTTGATACTGTCTGGAGAATCTGTCCATATTCAGCTTGATTTTCATATCTCCATCAACTACGGAGAACCCTTTAAAATGATGAATCTTACTCATATTACTTACCCAAAATTTCAAAATGCGGAATCAGTGTATACGGACCGCCTACACTGGTAATCTTGAACACGTTATCCTTATTTTCATTCATGTACTGGTAGAATCCATTTCGATAATCGCCATCGGTTACTATTCCGCCAGTCCATTCCCCCTCCCAGAAGAACGATTCATCTGAGAATGTGATAGTATCTTCCAGGGCGTTGTTAATCTGTCTTTTCCACTCCTTAGGTGGCACCCATGGGAGAATCTTACCATTCTTGTCAGCAATGGTTATATCACCGTTCTGGACGGTATATCGGATGTGTAACTGTGCGTTGTCTGTTGCGTCTGTCCCGTACTTTTTAAGGATTGCCCCCTTGTCCGTAATGAGGTCAACGCCGGATAAAACATGAGGATACCAGTACGCATCTCTTGTTGTCGGACTCTCATAATAATTGAAAATCGTCAAAGTTTTTTCGTACATGATACCCTCTCCTTAATTATTCTTTCTGCACTGTCTGCTTAATAACCTGATTCACGCCAGTGGCCGACAGTCCGTTAAACATACCGACTGCAACCGCCGTGATGTAATCTGTTGCTGGGAAGTCCGGGATAATCCTCATTCCGACTGCTCCGAGAATCCCGCCAATAACCGCCATGATTACTGGAATCCATTCATCAGAGATTCTTTTTGATGCTTTACAGCCCATTCCTACGATGTAACAGATCATCACGATTGCTACGCATGAACCCAATGTTGATATATCCATTATTTTTCACCTCACATTAATTTAAGTTCATTGAATACTTTAAAAATTTTCGGTGACTGAATAGCAAACCAGTCAACCGTAGTTTCGTCATGTCCGAACTGTTCTGTGTGTTGCCAGTTGCACTGCAATCCGCTTTCCGACAAGAACGCATGAATAATTTCATGCCTCAACTGCTTTTTCTGTAAGGAATCAAAATCGCCAACGTTATTTGCGTTGTCTGTTCTGATAACAATTTCTTTTGATGTATTGTCTGTGTAACCGTCAATATCTGCGTTTTTAAGTTCTTTCGGAATGATTTTGTAAACCGTCCCGAGAACATCAATCTTACACTCCCGCATTCAATACTGGTCTCCCTTCATCCGTCCTTACTCCCATCAGAAGTGGCAAAGCCGTCTTGTAAAGTAAGTCATTCGTTTTCTGTACGTCTCCGGTGGCGGCATACACTGCACTCCATTCCTTTGCACCTGATGCTTTCTGCTGTGGCGTTGCATAAGAGATGGATTCACTGCCAGATGATACAGATGTTACAATGCCTGTCGTGCTACCACCGGACCCGATTGCGGTTGACGTACCGCTCACAGCGGCATTAGTAGCATTCCTTTCAGCAAGTTCAATTTGATACATTTTTTCAGCCAATGAACAGACCGCCTTTTTGATACGCTTCTGAGAGCGTTCATCTGTCGGCAGTCCATTCGCCAGCCTGTCGGATGTCATTAAATCTACAAAATCACTGGCTCTTTCTGCCAGTCGTGGAAAGTCGGCTTCTGGCACGACATTGCCGAATGATTCTGTATAGAATTTATAATCTGCGTAAGCCATGCCAGTTACCTCCTACATTTATGATTTTGCTGTTACGCTTGCACTTCCGGCGTTCAGTGCTTTGTACGTTCCATCACACTCAACCACTGTGATCTTCTGTCCGGTTGCTGCTGTGATATCGGCTTTTCCATCCCAAGTACTCCAGTTTCTGAGATTCTGTCCATATCCAACAGTTACTGCTTCTGTTGCAACTTTGTATTTATATACGTTGTTGACATTTTCCTTAGCCGGATTTACAGTGATTTTTGTATCACCACTCTCTGTCCCAGCCACGGAATTTACTGTCAGAGTACCAAGTGTTGGTGTTTCATCAATGGTGATTACTGCGATTGCATCAATGTACTCCGCAAAAAGAGTAAGTCCCATAACTGCGAACGCTTCGGACACTGCTGTGTGGTAGTTACCCTGTGTATGGAATCCGATCAGGTTTGTCTCGCCAGATACGGTGTATACAAGACCTGCTCTTGCGAAATCAGATTCGTTCGGGTCAACATAGTACAGGACGATGTTATCAACAGGAGTAGCGATAACCTGTCCTCTCGGGATTTCACTGTCAGACAGTAAAAAGATTGTATTGAATCCCATAAAGTCTTTCATGTACTGGAAGCCGAACTGGTTCTGAATAGTGATCTCAGCTGCTCCGAGATATTCATATACGTCCAGAATGTTCACAAATCCAACAACGCCAGTCACATTTCTGTGCATCTGTTTGAATTTGTTTTCAACACGGCCTTTAGCCATTGCCAGAGCCATCTGGAATGTAGTTTCTGTGGAAGTAAGTGTACCGGTTTTCAGATAATCATAGAATCTGCCGGTAACATCAGTCTGAAGCTGGAAAAGGAACTCGTCGTCAGTCATCTGAACAGCGTTCTCGTAACCGTGATCCTTGATTGCTTCGATAGATACAGCCTTTGCGTACTTCTCGATAGTCATTTCCGCATAGTTCTTTTCTTTTACAGTAAACTTGCTGTAAGGGATTTCCTCACCCTCACCAACATTTCCGCTCTGCAAAGTACCCTCTGCGTATTTGGACTTGAGTACAGCACCTGGCTGTTTTTTGATAGGTCTCATGATACCCAGAATATCGCGTAAGTGCTGCCAGTTTCTTTCGAATCTGGTAACAAAATCAATCTCACGTGCTGTGACCTGAATATCATTAGTCATAATAAGATTTGTTTTTGCTGGCATAAAAAAATCCTTTCTACCCATAATTGTTAAGGTATTGGGTTAGCGGCTATACTCTGGCGTATAGTCGGTGTAAAAAATCACTGGAATAACTGGATATTCTGAGCAATTGCAGCCTGTCTCTCGGACGGGTCTTTGATTGCTTCGATATCTTTCTTGGTCATACTTCCCGGTGTCTGCTGATGTCCAATCCGCGCTGTTGCAAATCTCGCCTGTTGCTGCTGAGCCTGCCGTTGACTTTCATCTACAAATGTATCAGGTTCATCCTGTTTCATCTGTTCAAGTAAATCATTAAGTCCAAGAATCTTTCCGTCCTTAAGCTTAAGACCAGCTGATTTGATATCAGCAGTAACAGATCTTTTAGCTGCTGGAGATGAAAAATTAACATTTTCCAATGCAGTTTTAAGAGCATCGTCAAAATCTCTTTCGTATATTTTCGCATTGAATTCTTTCTCCGCATCTGCCGCTTTCTGTTTCCAAGTCGCTAACTCGGTCTTGACATTTGCCGGGTCAATGCCGTCAAAGCCTTTTAAGGTTTCTTCTGCTGTCTCAGCACGTTCTTTCCAGTCATCACGTTCACCTTCGACTTTCGACAGAGTTTTCGCTACTTCTTTAGCATTCTTATAATGCTCAGAGAGTGCTTTCTTCACATCTGCCTGCTTGTCCTCCGGAATTTCAATTCCAAATGATTTTAATGTGTCAATAAGTTTCTGCATATATATCCTCCTGGTCGTGTTTATTGACCTGCCGCCGCAGGTAAGTGGATTAAGCCAGTTAGACCACTGGCAGGGTAATTGCAGGAGACGGATTTGAACCGCCGTTCTCAAGGGTATGAACCTTGCGAGATTCCATTTCTCTATCCTGCGATGTACATATCTGGAAGAACCATTTCAGCACGTTCACTTATTGCCTACTTTAAGGGAGACCACTTTGCAATCCGATAGGCGGCAAACATGTCCGGAACTCGGAATTACATTCCCATGCGCCACCCTGCGCTATTCCCACGCCAAACTTTCAGGCTCCAGACAAGCGGAACGGATGGATTCGAACCATCAAGACCTAGTCTACGACCAGGCCGTTCCCAGTTACTTGCACATTCCGTCAACCCGAATTCCCGGGTTAGCAAGGTGTTTAACGTGTCATGCCTGCCACGAGTTGTTTCGGGCACCTGTCGGCCCATCTACCTTTTACAAGGAGGTGCGTACTGTCTATATGATCGCATAGACAGTAATGATACGTGTCGGAAATTGCATCCGCTTTTCAACCTCATGCGTCTTGTGCTAGCTAAACACTGCATTTTCTATTAAGGACACGTATCGAAGAAAGGAGGAATCAATGAAAAATGTCTATGTCAAGTGGCTACAACCACTTACGAATCTTCCTTATGAATACATTTTACCACAGAACCTCCAAAAAGTTGTGGTACATGTTTTGACTAATTAGAGCATATCACGGAGCTTTTCCACGTATCTTTTAACAAGATCACGTTCCTCCCGGCACTCCGCATCCTTGGACATATCGCTCATTTCTGTTGTGAGTTCGTCCAGATGTTCTTCCAGAGCGGCAAGCATCTTCCTCTTACAGTCCTCAGATTTGCCAGAACGATAGCTCTGTTTCTGTGTCATGTAGTCATCGTAAGCGTCTCGTCCGTCAGAACGGCTGTAATGCCCTCTGACATAATGTTCCCCACGTCTGGCATAAGAACTGCCTCTGTCGTAATCCGGCATCATTCTGCCATCATTTGAGCTATATCTCCCCATGCTGTCGCGCTTTCTTCCACGTTCGCTGTAATCGTCATTGTAGCCACCACGCATCTCATCAAGGACAGTATTGTAATATTCCACTTTCTTGTCCCAGTACTGCGTATTCTTGATATCTTTATACATATCAATCAGTTTGTATGTCATTTCCAGATTTCCAGTGGTCAGCCCACTGTCAGCAATTTTGGACAGTTCGTCTTCAATTCTTGCACATAAGTCTTTAATGTCTCTCATAATCACACCTCCTATGCTTCTCTGGTCACAACAATGTTTGCGTTCGCAACAGAAACAGCCTGATCGCTTGTGTTCTCTACTGCGATATTAACGCAACATCCGCGAGGTACATCAATATAGATACCAGAGGACACATTGTTATACTGGTCTACTGCTGCCGGTGTGGAAATCATCTGTGAAGATAATACAGGCTCGCCAGAGATTGCAATAGCCAGAGAAATAGCTCCGACAGTACCGCCTGTTGGAATTGCGATATTACCAGAAAAATCCACGAAGAATCTAGCCTTGCACTGGTTAGTAAGTCCTCTCAGCGTAATGATTCCACTTCCCTCCCTGTGTTGAATGCAGTTAGAACCTTTGACTGCTGTGTTTGAAAATACTACGTTTCCATTTGCTGCTACAGTCTGAGCAGCTACATTTGTAAATTCTGCCAT